TGTACTTGAACCGACCTATCCGATACGTCGATCCGATGGACGAAGAGGCGCTGATCGTGAACGCCGCAGCCTTCGTCCGCATCCGTCCATGAGACGACTGCACGTCGTTCATCACGACCGGGACTGCATCGGAATTTGTGACCAGTGCGGTCTTCAGATGCTCTACTGCCATTGGTTTTTTCCTTCTTCAGTAGCGATCAGCTCGGCACGATCCCCGCACCTTTCCGATCGCACAGAATCAAAGTTGCGTGTAGAGCATCCTCACTGCGAAATCTCCGCCGACGAGGATCTCATCGGCTGCATTGCCGGTGAGCGTCGCAACGAAGTCGTAAACGGTGTCAACGTCTGGAGCCGCCGCGAGGGCGAGATCTTCCCAGACCGCGTTATTGAAATGCTGTGGCAGCCTCAACCCCGTGGACAGAACAAGCTCAACGGGGGTCGATGATCCACCAGCGGGGTCGATGATACGCACAGTTCCGAAGATGAGAGAGTTTGCGTAGAGGTTGATGTCTACTGCCGCGCCGTCATTCGGGGTGTACAGACCAAAACTGATTCGCACACTGGCCGAATCACTTGTCATCGCATCGTTCCAGAACATGATGCTCTTGATCGAATCGAATGCGCTGACCTGGAAGAGACGGATGAAGGAGTGCTCCGCGGTGACGTTGCCTCCGGCATCGTTCGTAACGAGTGTTCCGACCTCGCTCTTGCAACGGATCACGGAGCTGTCGTGTCGAGCGTCGTTTCTCACGCGCGGCGTTGCGTCGATGTTCGTGATCGTTGCGGACTTGCGTGTGGCTAGCGGCATGTCGGTCCTCCGATAGAGGAGGCCCCCGGAGCTTGCGCTCCAGGGGCGCTCACTCACGGTCCTACTGTTCGTCGCACAGAACCTTCAGAACACCGTCCTCATCGAGACGAACGGCTCCCGCATCCACGCGAGTGTGGACTTGGGTGCTGTAGTTCTTGTCCGGCATTTCGGTGATGCGGGTTCTCATGTCCTGCTGGATTCCCAGCACGATCGAACCCTTCGCGTATGCGATCACCTCGGCATCATTGCCGACGACCTTGACGAGCTGGGTCTCGTGGAACGTGAAGCCGTAATAGCTTCCGATCGTTCCGGTTGAGGCCAGCATCTTGTTGTTGCGGTCCATGTTGCCAGCCGGAGCGAATGCCAAAGGCAACGTTTCCAGACCACCACCCACGATTTGCTGATTCACGACCTCTTCGAGTGAGAGGTTGAGGATCTGACGCGCCCGGATGACCATGTGGAACTCGTCATCCACTTCGTTTGCGTGCAGAAGCTCGCGAGAACGCGCGATCTTGTGGGTTGTGAGACCGATCGTGCCACCGTCTGACAGGTAGTCGTTCGCGATGTCGGTCCCGAAGGTCGTCCAGTCCTTCTCGGTCGTCCCTTCCTGACCCGTCCATGCGCTGCCGTGCGCCGCATTGATGACCTGGGTATCCCAGAATCGTGCGACGCCTTGCGCTTGGGCGGTGGAGTACGGGTTGCCGGGCTGGTTGAGTGACCTAACGACATCTGCCTCGTCGAATAGATCGGCCACAGCGTGCGGCGCAGCCGTAACCCTGCGTCGCTCGTGAGGCGTGTCCGTGTACTTCGTGTCTGCGTGACGCGAAGTGATCGGCGCAACTTCGACGATGCCGATCTTGTCGAAGAAGGATTCGTTTCCACGAATCGTCTCGACACGGACGTTGCTGCGCAGACGCGAGAAGCGTTGCTGCGCGATGTGGATTACCCCGTCATGGTAATCCTTGATGAACCAAGTGGGATACTCGTTGGACATGGGGACACCCCCTCCAAAGTTAGAATTCGAAAATTCATTTCTTCGAAATGGGTGTCTCTTGCGAGGCCACGTCTGACCGTGTTACGGAACGGCTCGTCCGGCGCTGCTTTCACGCGAGCACGGGGTCGGCGCAAAGCCGAGTGTCCCGAGTTGAACTTTCATCATACACCCAAAGGGAACTCTCCGTCACTGGGGTGAACGATCTGCCTCAGGGCCTCGATCTCGCGGCTGAGCTGCTTGCCTCGCGGCGAGTCCTCCATGTAGAACTCTTCCGTCTGGAGCTGCTCGATCCGCTTCCCCGCATCTTCGGGGCTCATGTGGAAAGTCTGCACGCTCTTCGCGCCACCCTTCATGCCGTGTTCTCCCAGTCTTTTCCCAATGGTAACGAGGAAGTCGAGCATCGACGGGTGCTCCGCAAGCGGGATCCCACCATCGAGCTTGATCCCGGCAAGTGCCGACGCATCCTCTGGAAACGCGGCGATCACGCGACGCGCGTAGTCCTCGTTCGCGTTGAAGTGCTCGCCCCACTTATCAACGAGATCCTGTGAGAGCTTGCCGATTTCCTGTTTCGTTTGCTCTGTCTGAACGTTGGCGGCTTCTCCTGCGGCTTCGGCATACGCGCTGAGCACGTTCTTGACGAGCGAGCCGTTGGCACCGTTGTCCCACATGATGCCGACGATCTTCTTCTGCAAGTCCATGTCCCACGGAACGTCTTCGCGGGTCGCGAGATCGCCGAGATCGTAACCCTCGGCCGTGTCAGGGCGTCGGAGCGGCTGCGGAAGCTCGGCGAAGAAGCGGTTCAGATCGTCCTGATCGCCTTCTCTGGGTGCGATGATGCCCTTTGCGCCGAGGTACTTCTCGCGCTCAACAAACTGAGACATGGCATCGTGCTGGTTCTTCGTTTCGCGCAGTCTCACGTTTTCGCGGACGAGCTGGTCCGGGTGCTGGTCGATCGTCTGCAACCACGGATTGAGCGGCGCGGGCGGGTCCGGTGCCAGCGCGGGAGGCGCTCCGGTCGGCATGGCGGGATCGAGCGGTGCTTGCTCGGGCGGTGCGGGTATCTCTTCACTCATGGTTCGTTTCCCCCTGATGGAATGCCATCTGTTGTCGGATGAACGTCGTCACCCATTGCCTTCCGGTGCGATGTGCTAGGTGCATGGAAGATGGATCCCCAGATCCGTCCCACACCGAATAGTTCTCTGTGTCCAAACATCGTTCACGAAGATCGTCGAGCACGAGCTTGCCGTGTGGCGTCGAGAAGACATCGTGGTAGATCGAGTGCAGCTTGCGCTCGCTCTTGGTCCCGCGATCGAGCTTCTTGAGCTCATCTGCCTGTGAGGCCACGCCATCGAGCGCACTCCTCGGTCTCTTGCCTTCGTCCATTGTCCCCCGCCCTGGTTACTGAAGTCCTTGCATTCCTGCGACATTCGCAAGCGGCTCAACGCCCCCCGCGGCGTCCACGGCTTCGAGTTGCTGCTGTCGCTGCGCTTCTTCCGCTTCTTGCTGTGCCTGCGCTTCGCGGATCTTCTCCATCGTGTCCGCAGGCATCAACACCTCGAGCGGTGCGCCTTCTGCCTCGTGGATGAAGCGGATCGACTTGTCCATGTCGAAATTGTCCATCACCTGCGGTGCGATCTGCGCGAGATTGCCTGCGGCCGTCAACGAGTTGATGATGCCTTGGCTCTGGAGCTTCTTCTGGCTGATCGAGATCGGGCTCCGGTACTCGACATCGAAATCCGCATCCTCGAACTCGGGCGGCGGAGGCGGGATCGCGCCCTGCTCGAGAGCGATGTCGTAGGTGCGGTTCACGGTCGGGGAGAGCAGCTCCGTCTCCATGCGACCCAGGAACGGAGACAGGAGCCGTTGCATGGTGCTCGAAAGCTCCGAGACCTGGAACGCGGTCATGCGCGGATCCTGGATGATCTGGAGCAGCTCGAAGTGCATGGTCGAGCGCATCTGCGTGCGTTGATCTTCGAGTAGGCTGATGCCGAAGTTGAGATCGCCTCCGAGCGGAACCGGCTCGATCGCGGGCTCTCCCGAGGTTCCTGGGCGCTTGTGGATCAGGGCACCGGGGTACATATCCGGAGCGCCTTCGATGCGCTGCGCATCCACCATCCGGGGCGGGTGGATCGACATCTGACCGTGCTCGAGCATCGTCTTCACGATCTCGTTCAGGCCCTTCGCAAGCGGAAGCGCCCGAAATCCGGGCCCCACGCCGTAGACTTCACCCGCTCGAACGCTCCAGCGCGGCGTCACATAAGGGTTTGCTCGAAAACCGCCCTGATCGACCACGCGCTGATCGGCGAGCGAAACGTAGGTCGAGGCCCACGGAAGGCTCGTCGCAGAGCTGTTGTGGTCCTCGATGCTGCCGGTACGGCGCACGAAGTGGAGGTACTCGGTCTCGGAGGTGTGTTCGCCGTCTGCGGCGAGCTTGTTCGCCGAGGGGACCGCATCGCCCCAGATCCCCACGGCCTGCATCGCGGTGAGCTTGAAGCGGCGCAGGACGGTATTCACGACCCCCGCGGCGTTCTCGGTGATGTAGATCTCCTGGAGGGGTCTCGCGCTGAAGAAGACTCCCGCTCCGGGCTCGTCTTCGATGAACATGGCCCCCATCCCGAAGAAAACGAGATTGTGGTAGAGCTCGCTCATCTGATTGGTGAATCGCGCTTCGGGGCGCGCGAGGTAGTGGAAGATCACGTTTTCGACCTGTTCGAGCCAACGGCGCGTCGATTCGTCTTCGAGCAGGGTCCGGTTGCGGGGCCTGAGCGTGAAGAACTTCGTTGCGAGGCTCGAGAGCAGGCTGTCGAGCGCGGAGGAGAGCAGGGTGCCGGAGTTGAGCGCGGTGGTGTCGTAGATGACATCGAGACGGTGCGTGCCGGGAGTGCGATCTCCCGTGAAGTCGCCCTCTCCGATTTCGTGGTCGCAGATCTGCTGCGCCGAAAATTCGTAGTTGGATCGTTGACTCTTCACCAACCCGGCGTGACGGATGATGAACTCTGCCGCCTCGTCGAGCGTGTGGAGAGAATTCAGCGGGATCGCTGCGGACATCGTTCCTCCTCAGCCCCGGAGCCGTGAGAGTGCAAGGTTGAACGGCTCGCCACCGAGCAGATCCTCATCTTTCGGGATCCCGGATCGGGATGTGCGATGCCGCTTGGTGAGGGCACGGATCGAGCTCTCTTGCTCCCGATCGAACTTGGTCTTCTCTGCGGCAGCCCTGCCCCGCGCGAGCGTCTCTTCGAACTCAGCTTTCCGGCGAGCCTTGCTCTGAGCCTTCTTGATGGCTGCTCCAGGTCGAAAAACGGTAGACATCAGGTTCCTAGCTCTCCTCGCGTTCCGAGGATGTTGTTTTCGAGAAGCCCGCTTGGGCCGGTGAAGAGATTGCCCTTCGGTGCATCGCGAGGCCCGATCTGTTGGCCGAGCTGACTGGTGCGCGCAGCAGAGATGGATCTACCGGAGCGGCGACGCGGGATCCCAGCAGGCGAGGTTCGGATCGAAGCACGATGCCCGAGCTGTCCGCGCTCGAGGCGGCGCAGCAGGGATTCGGCTTCGAGGTCGCCCTCAATATTGAGTGTGAATGAAGCGAGAGATTCGGCCGCGCGTTCCTTGAGCCCCTTCACTTGCTCGCTTTCACCGAACAGGAACTCGCCACGAGGGCTTGCCAACTTCGCACTCGCCAAGCCAACGACCAGCTCATCGGTTACGCGGAGTCCCTTTTCGATCAGATTGATTTGCTCAGTCTTGTTGAGCCCGACGAGATCGGCTTTGGAAACGCCAGAGGCCGAGCGGAAGAGCAGGAACTTGTCGATCCGGTCGAGCTTGTGACCGAGCTGGTTCTCGCGTCGTGCAATCGCCATCGCTTGCTCTGCGATGCGATCGAGCACGAGGAGACGACCGGCTTCCCCGGAAAGCTCTTCGGGGCTGATCGACTTGCCTGGATCCTGGATGCCTGGGCCACCGCGGAAGAAATCGACCGGAACGTCGGGGCCTGAGGTCTGACCGAACTGCCCACCACTTTTGCCGAATTTCTTGCGACCGCTGCCTTGGAACGCGAGTCGGTCGATGTCGATCCCTGAACTCTGAAGGAACTCGGCCGTTTTTCGGAACTGTAGGTCGCGCGGTTGATCCTCCCTCAACTTCAAAGACTTCAGGACGAATTTGAGGGGATCTTCTCTGAATCTGTCGGCGCTCGTCTGGGCCACTACATACGACTCCCGGTGAGGGGATTGTATCGGCCCTGTCCGACACGATGCCCAAAGCCTACGACCCGTGTGAGCGGATTGT